AAAGTATAATCTGTTCCTGCTTTTTGAATTACACCATCATGAGATACTAAAAGCTGTGCCGCAGAACCAACTTGTGTGCCTAAATTAAAAGTAGTGTTAGAGCCATTATAAGTATTACCAGATGTATCGAGTACCTTAAATGTGCCCTGCTTAATTCCTTGTCCTATGTATGCCATCTATTACTCCTTTGGATTATCAGCTCTGACTTTGTTGTAAGCGGTTTTATAAGCATCCCATTTTGTAGAATTTCCACCTATTTCTTTTTCTGTATATGCTTCCATAAAATCTTGCACGCTTGGATATTGACTAGCTCTTTTTCTTTGATATTCTAAAGCATCATACTCAGCTTGTAGTCTATCTATCTCATTTTGTATTTCTGTATCACTAGGTTGAGTTTCAGTATCATCTAACCACTCAATAGTTTTATTACCTCTAACTGTAAATTTTGCATTAGGTTTTAAACTTAAAATAGCATCAAACTTTCTTACTTTATTTGCTATCATGCTAAAATCTCCATAAGCACCATACTAGCTTCTCCTCTATGAGTTGAACCTGTATCATCTGTGTTAGTAATCATACCTGTTTCAGCATTGGTGGTTGTTTTGTAATCTACCTGTGAAGTAGTATTAGTTGTATCTAAATGATGTAAGCTGTATTCATCAGCACCAATATGTTTATCTCCCGAAGCTGTTCCTGCATGATAATTACCTAAAGCTGTAACATATTTTACATCACTATAACCACCACTAGCAATTTGTCTTTGTAATATTAAATGAAAATAATTTCCTGCACTATTAGAATTACCTTTATCAGTTTGTTGAGTTACCATAACTAAAATTTTACTTGATGTTGCACTAGGTGTAATAGAAGCTGTTAGTCCACTATCAATACGACCACCTGCACTACTTTCAATAGCTTGATTGTATTCGCCATAGACTACTTGTCCTATTTTACCTGCGTTATCAGCCGCACTGGCTAAAGTTGTGCTTCCTGTAAATTTTAAAAATTGTCCAGAAGTACCAGAAGATATTCCTGTTCCTCCGTTAGCCACAGGAGTTGCACCTGTTAACATATTTGCTACATCTATTTTACTTAGTGCCATGTTTTACTCCGTTGGTTGTTTCCATACTGAATTTTTTAAACTACCATCTGCGTTGCGTTCAAGTAGTGTATCGTACTGTGATTCAGTTGTGTTGTTTTGTGGCAAGTCTCTTAATGTTTGCCTCCATGTTTTTATATAATCTGGCATAGTAACATCAGAATTAGCCATCCAATCTACTTCTTGAAGTTTTTGATTTCTTATTTCTCGTACAGATTGTAACTTTAAATTTTTTCTACCTGTTGTTTCCCAAGCTAATTGTTTCGCATCATATTCAGCCTGCTCTTCTGCTGTCATTTCTCTGCTTACGCCATCTATATTAACTGTTGTCATTATACATTCCCTGTGTTTGTAATTCCGTAAACTGTAATTCTACCCTCAGTAAAATTACCAGTGCTAACACTAACTCTTAATCTTGGTAAAGCGGCAGAAACTCCTGCCATACCACCTCCAAAAACAGCTCCGTATTCTTGGTCATATCTTTTTGTTTCTGCTAAAAATGAATATTGATGTTTTCCATCTGTAGTAGACATTGGGTCATATACAAATATTTCTACATTATGCCATGCTCCATTATCCATAGACCAAGTAGGAGTAAATCGTGCTACGTTTGTTCCACCATAATTATGTAAGTTACCATTAAACACCATCATTCTAGCACCATAATTAAATACATTACCATAAGTTCCATCTGATTGACCAAATTTAACTTCTAAATCTGCACCATCCGTATTTGGTTTTAGTTGTTCCAGTTTAACTAAATAATTTCTGTATGTAGAATTAAATGCATTAGTCATTTCCATATAAGCATCACCAGAACTAAAAGCGGCTGAACGTACAACATTAAATTTTGTAGTAGTTTTAATAAGACTAAAATCTATTCTCTTTAATGTGCCTGCATCACTGATAAGTATCTCATCAGTATCGGCAGGTGCTTCAGCTAATTCTGTTGAACCAGTTATAGCTGTTGCATCTAAATGTTCTTCAGACACTGCATCATCAGCTATCAATGTACCATCAATAGCATCTGCTGTAATTCCTCCTGTTGGTATTGTTGTTTTACTCATGTGTTACTCCTTTGGGTTGTCATCTTTAATTTTTTTAATACGAGCCTTCCAAGAGTCAATGTCCTTGTATATCTCATCGAGTTGTTCACCGATATCACCATAGGATTTTTTTCTTGTGTCTCTTATAACAGCATTATTATTTTCTTTAGTTGCATTTGAAGCTAATGCATTTAGTTGACTATCTGAGGGTTTAGCAAGCCCAGATACATTCCATGTTTTTATATAATCTCCAGAACCATCATTCTGTAATGTTACGTTACAAACACCATTAACCCTATCAAACTCAGATTCAGTTTTACCATTTGCTTCTAAATATAATTTTACTTTGTAATATAAATTATCCATATAAATCCTTATTGAGTTGTAGGTGCTCCCGATATTCTGAATGCACCAAAAAAAGCCTCCGTTGAAGAATTACCTATAACGTTTCTATTACTTCCATGGTCATGTTGACCATATATTTCTACATAATCATTATCATCTAAATAAATTGTTGCACTTACTTGTGGTACAGCCATTCTTGTTGCCGCTCCCGTTATTTGTGTTGCAGAAAAAAAATGAGAACCATTTTTATAAATCATGCAATATGCACTTTTTCCGTCAGATAATTCATCAAAAGGAAGTAAAGCATAAACAAAATAATACCCCGCTATTGCAGGAGTAAACCTGTAGTTTGTGCTATTGTCATACGCTGAATTTGTATCTAAATCTTCGCTATTAAAATTTATTTTTGTAGCTGAACCAGTGCTTAATGCCTGATTACCAGATAATTGTGCCGCAAAAGCAGGCACGCATTGAATGTGTTTTATATCTAATCTTTTTAAAGTTCCTGCATCTGATAAAACTATTTCATCTGTTTGGTCTGGTTGCGTTGCTAAAGCTGTTGCACCTGTAATACTAGATACATCAAAACCACCAACATAAGTTTTTATTCTTGATGCCGCAGTTTTTCTAAGTGTTCCACCTGCTCCGTCATCTACTAAAAATAAATCAGCGTCAGCTATT